AGATTTGGAAGGCAATGCAATGAAAAAACCAACTAATTTTGGTGTTGATATAAATCAATGTAAAGGAAACGTTGAAAGAATGATTCGCAGATTTATCAAGAAAACAAAAAAAGAGCGAATCGTAGAGCAAGTTAGAGAAAATTCTTATTACACAAAGCCATCTGTTGCTAAAAGAGAAAAGCGACTTAGAGCACAAAGACGCCGCAGACGCGAAGAGCTAAAAAAACAAAGAATGACAGAAAAGCGCGCAAGAAACAATAACTAACTACTTATTATTAATTGGAGAGATAAACTATGGCTATATCATGGAAAACAGATGTTGGCTTAAACCACGTTGGCGCTTATCAAGTTTCAGGTCGCCCTTTTGTTACTGGTGGGGTTAATGCGGCTACAACTACAAAAGTTGAATTTCCAACAACCACTCGCTGGCTTTATGTGCTAAATCAATCAACCGATCCAGTACGAGTCGGCTTTTCGCAGAACGGTGTTGAAAACAACAACTTTTTTGAAGTTTCTGGTAACGGTGGAACATCTGCTGTTTTAGAACTTAAAATAGGTGAGCTTTGGTTATCTGGTTCCAGTAATGTTCAAGTTGTCGCTGGGTTAACCAACATTGACTCATCTAGAACATCTGGTTCTATTGGACCTAGCTGGTCAGGTTCTGTTGGAGTAGGCTAATGGCTCAATTTGGTTGGGCATATGTAAGTTGCACTTCTTCTGCTGGGGGCGACGGAGCCGCATCAGGACCAGCTAATTCTATTCAGTTTATGACCGCTTCTGGCGAAGGTGTTAGTAGCGGTTCATTAAACTTTTCTTTTTATACTGGCTCAGAAGCTGCCAATCCAGTTGCAGGACATAACGTTGTTCTTTCTGGATCATTATTTGTTACTGGTGCTTACTATGCTGGCTACCGACCAATAACAACCACGCCTTTTACTGTTAATGACTCAGATTACATTCTTGGAGCAACAGCAGCAGGAAACCTTGAAGTTACGTTACCAACTCCATCTGCAGCGATTACAGGAAGAATATTAGTTGTTAAAGATGAAAGTGCAGCAGCTAGATTTATAACAATCACAGGCTCAGGATTTAATATCGATAACGCTTCATCTTTTGTTATGTCTGGCTCTAATCCAGCCATAAACCTTTATTGTAACGGAACAGACTGGTTTATTTTCTAATTTATTTGCTTTTATAAAAAAGTATTACTATTTAATTTTGAAACTTTATTTTTAGGAGAATTGTATGTCAAGCTTGCTAAAAGAAGCTATTATTGACGCAAAAGCACTTCGCGAAGCAGCATTAAAAAATGCTGAAGCATCAGTTATTGATAAATACTCTGATGAAGTTCGCAGTACATTAGAGCAATTGCTGGAACAAGACGAGCTTGGCTTGGGGGCAGAATTATCAGATACTGCAGCAGTTGCGCCTGCTGATGAAGCCCTTGAAGAAGAACTAGAAGACGTTCCTTATGCAGCCACTGACGATCTCAGCGATATGCAGGGCTCAAACTTAACAAATATGCCAACTGAAGACGAAGAAGTTCAGTTTAATCTTGATCTTGGTGCTCTTCGCGAATCTGTTGAGGCTTTAAGAGCAGAACTTTCCGAAGAAGAAGAAGAAATCAACATTGAAGAAGCTATAGAAGAACAAGAAGAAGATTTATCCGAAGAAATTGAAATCGAAGAAGAACAAGAAGAACTTTCTGAACAAGATTTAGTTGATTCTATCGTTGAAAAACTAATGGTTGATATGGGTGCCGACCTTTCAGGTTGGGCTGGTCGCTCCGCTAGCGACAAGAAATATCAAATGGAAAAAGAAATGGCTCATCGTCGTAGCACCGAACTACAACAAGAGTTAGAAGATCTTAAAAAGGCACAAGAAGAGCTTGTTTTTGAAAATAAACAACTTCAAGATCGCCTTCAAAACTACGAGCAAGCTACAAGCGAATTGAAAGAAACACTACAAAGCGTTAACCTTTCAAATGCTCGTTTATTATACACGAATCGTGCATTAAGAAGTACCTCCTTTAATGAGCGACAAAAGACTAAAATTGTCGAAGCTATTTCCCGCGCAGATTCTGTTTCAGAAGCAAAGACAATCTACGAAACACTTCAAAGCACAGTGGAGTCTGCTGGCGAACGTCACAGTCCAAAATCACTAAGCGAAGCTATTCATCGTCCTTCTTCTGTTATCCGCGCTTCCCGTCAGGAAAGCACACAAACTGATGCGTTCGCAGAACGTATGCGTAGACTAGCAGGTATCAAATAAAAGGAGGTATATCTTATGTCTATTATCGAAAGATTGACCGAAGGTGTTGTCAATCGTGATATGCGCGCAGAATCTAACGCGCTATTAAAGAAATGGGAGCGCACTGGACTCCTAGAGGGTCTAAACAACGACCGTAAACGCGCTTCTATGGCTCGTCTGCTTGAGAACCAAGCAAAGGAACTACTCCGCGAGTCTTCCAGCATGTCTGCTGGTGATGTTGAGGGCTTCGCTGCCGTCGCATTCCCAATTGTTCGCCGCGTTTTCGCTGGTCTAATCGCCAACGATCTCGTTAGCGTTCAGCCAATGAGCCTACCATCTGGGCTTATTTTCTTCCTAGACTTCGTGTTCTCACCAAATCTAGGTGCTTCTGGCTCACAGACTGATCGTCTTGGTAACATTGCTGATAAGTCCATTTACGGTACTGATCAGGTTGGCTCCCAGATCACTGGTGGCGTTGATCTTCTAAACAGCGCTAAGGTTGACTTTGGTGGTGCTCGTACAGTCGGTGCTCGTGGTTATGCTTACGCTTCACCAACCGGCAGTGTTGAGGTTGCCTTAAGCGGCTATGATCTACAGGCTTTCGATCTGGATTCCGCTTCTGAGGCTCAGAAAAAGCTTCTACAGTTCGATCCAGACATTCTAGCTTTAAGTGGCTCAAGCACAGCTTACGCTGTTGCAGTTTTTGCTGTTGCTCAAGCTAGCTATACTGGCAACAACATCGATCTTGACAACACGGCTCCAATCGTGCTTAACGATGTCACCATTACTCAGCAGACAGGTATTGGCTCGTCCCTTACTTCTGCTGGTAACTTAGTTCGTCGCTTAACTCGTGTTGCTTCTGCCGCCGATGTCGCAACTGGCTTAGTTTCTGCCGATGAACTACTATTCACGGTTGTTGCTCCTTCTGGCACGACAGCTGACGATATCAACACTGGCGCAGTTGCCGAGGCTGTTGGTCTTACTGCATCTTTTGCACTTCGCGACAATCTAACCAGCGCTACCGCTCTTGGTGCTGTTGTCGGTGCATCAGAGTGGGGACTCGAAGGTTCTGAGCTAATCCCAGAGATCGACATCAAAGTTGATTCTATCGCTGTTACCGCTCAAACCAAGAAGCTAAAGGCTAAGTGGACACCAGAGCTTGGTCAGGATCTAAACGCTTATCACAACCTCGATGCAGAGGTTGAGCTAACCAGCATCCTATCCGAGCAGATTGCTCTAGAAATCGACCGTGAGATTCTAGCGGACCTCGTTAACGGTGCTACCGCTGGCACCTACTATTGGGCTCGCTCTCCAGGTCTATTCGTTAACCGCGAAACTGGTACTGAGATCGGCGCTTCTGCTGCCGCTCCAGACTTCACTGGTACTGTTAGCGAGTGGTACGAGACTCTAGTCGAAACCATCAACGATGTTTCTGCACAGATTCACCGCAAGACTCTTAGAGGTGGCGCTAACTTCATCGTCGTCGGACCTGAAGTTGCTAACATTCTAGAGTTCACCGCTGGTTTCCGTGCTTCTGTTACCGCTGATGATGAGTCTGGTTCTGTTGGTGCAGTCAAGGTTGGCTCACTAAGCAAGAAGTTTGATGTCATTGTTGACCCATACTTCCTACGCAACGTGGTCCTCGTTGGTCGTAGAGGTAGCTCTTTCCTAGAAAGCGGTTACGTTTACGCTCCATACGTTCCACTACAGACCACTCCAACCATCTTTGGTCCAGAGGACTTCGTGCCTCGCAAGGGGGTCATGACCCGTTATGCGAAGAAGATGGTCCGTCCAGACCTTTATGGTCTAGTCGTCATCCGTGGTCTTCTAGGCGAGTCTGGCTCCTAGAACCAATAAGCTATAAATGATAGCTAGCCCCTGGTGAAAGCCAGGGGCTTTTTATTTTTCCATAACTACTTACTATAGTTTCGTTAAAGGAGTTAAACATGAATATTCGAAAAAAGAAACTACTACGCTCAAAAGCTGTTGAAGCTCCAGCGGCACCCGCTCCCGCTCCAGCGCCACAGCCAGTCGTGGAGCCTGTTGCAGAAGCTGCCCCTATCGAGCCACAACCTGCCCCAGAATCAGTTAAAAAAACTATCCGTAAAAGCACTCGCAGTAAAAAATCAGCAGAGTAAATTAAAGGAAACTTCTACAAATGCCAACAAACCTTAATCCATTATCACAGGTTAGCGCTTTAGTTTTACCATCTACTGGTACTGCATCTGATGTTGCATCAGCAGTGCCTTATGGTATTTATACTGGTTCATCAGACTTTCTTAGTGGGGCAGCACTTCAAGTTAATTATGTTTTCAAAAAACTTGGTGGTTCTGTTGTTGATATTGAATTAACTGCTGCTGATGTTTATACGGCATACGAAGAAGCTGTGCTTGAATATTCTTATATTGTAAATCTTCATCAAGCACAGAACATTGTATCAAGTGTTCTTGGAGAACAAACAGGAACATTTGACCATAAAGGTGAATTAAAAGAAGGTCCATCTTCTGTAAACCTTCGTTATCCAAGATTTCAAATCGCACACGCTCGCGGAGTCGGTGATGTAATGTCAACGATTGCCGGCTTTGGCGGGACAACACCAATTTATTCAGCTTCTTTCAGTATAACAGAAGGTGTTCAAGACTACGATTTACAAACAATTATTGTTAGCGCTTCAGATTCTGGTGTTGACGATGCTGGAAATGCTGTGCCTTATTCTGGTGCAGTTGGAACGAATAGGGTTATTATTACTAAAGTTTTTTATAAGTCTCCTCGTGCTATGTGGCGTTTCTACGGTTATTATGGTGGCGTAGGCGTTGTTGGCAATTATTCAACTTACGGACAATTTGCTGATGATTCTACATTTGAGATTATCCCAACTTGGCAAAATAAACTTCAAGCAATCATGTACGAAGATTCAATTTATACCAGAACCTCTCATTATTCTTATGAGCTAAGAGACAACAAATTAAGATTATTTCCTCAGCCAGATAAGTTTGGTTTTGGAGATTCAGAATACAATCGTGTTTGGGTCAACTTTTATGTTGATAATGCAAACTCCTGGGATGTAAATGCAAATTATAATGATGGCGTAGACGGCATTAACAACATCAATACTCTTCCTTTTGATAATCTTCCATATGCAAACATCAACTCTATTGGCAAACAATGGATTCGTAAGTATGCTTTGGCGTTATGTAAAGAAATGCTTGGACAAGTACGAGGCAAATATACAACTATGCCAATCCCAGGCGAATCTGTTACACTAAACCATTCAGAGTTATTGTCGCAGGCAAAAGACGAACAGCAACAATTAAAAGATAAATTAATGGAGATCCTCGATAAAGTCACATACAATGAACTTGCTAAACAAGATTCTGAAACCGCTGAAGCTGCTGCAAATACTTTCAAGCAATCTCCGCTACCAATCTTCGTAGGATAAACTATGAAACTATTATTAGAAAATTGGAAAGATTACATCAAAAATCCAGATGAAGAGCGCGCCTGTCTTACACCGGGTGCCATATATGATATGGATATTGGACCCAATGTTGTTGGAGTTAAAGTTCGTTTACCAATGAATATTGATATATCAGAAGAAGAAGCAATACAATTGGAAAATGAAATGCACGATGCCCTTGAGGCAATCCTATCAAAGTATTTTAGAGGCA